TGCGGGAACCGGAGGAGATGCCGCCATGGTCATCCTCGGTACCACTGCTGGAGTTGATGAAACTCTGACAGCAAACTGCATTCTCGCTCAAGACATCGACACCGGTGCCGAAGCCGGCACAGCTGTCACAGCTCTGGCATACAGAACGGGCCACTTCAACCGCAACAAGCTCACCGTGAAAGCGGAATACACATTGACAGCGATCGACGAGGAAAACCTCCGCAAGGGCGGCATCCTACTCGGCGACGCAGTCGAAATATAAGGAGGAATGAGAAATGGCTTTTGATATTTACAGCACCCACTCCCTGCTAATGGCAGTGGAACAGATCGCGCCCCTTCACACTTTTTTGCGCGATAGATATTTCCCAACCAACGACGCAACCGACATTTTTGCAACTGACGACGTGCTCGTTGAGTACAAAGACGGCAGCAAGAAACTGGCTCCGTTCGTATCCCCTATCAAGGGTGGCATTGTTATGACCCGTGAAGGGTACAACATGGAGAGATACACTCCTCCATTCATCGCTCCCCGCAGAGTTTTGACCATCGACGACCTGAAGAAAAAGGGCTTCGGTGAGGCTTTATTCAGTCAACTGACACCTCAACAGCGTGAAAGTGCAATGCTCCTTAAGGATGCCGACGAAATGGGCGAAATGATCGCCAGACGTGAGGAGCTCATGGCAGCTGAGACAATGCTCAACAATGCCTGCATCATGAAGCACTACGCCGACGATCTGACATTGTTCGAGTCGAAGGAAATCCGCTTTTATAGCGAAGGCGCAAACCCTGCAATCTATACCCCAGCAGCTGACTGGGACGTTGCTGGCACCGACATCATCGCAGACATCGCAGCCATGATCAGGTTATTGACAGCCAGAGGGCTCCCTGCTTCTGAGCTGATCGTTGCCCCTGACGTCGCTGACACAATCATCAACAATGCCGGGATCCAGAAGCTCCTCGACATCAAGAACTACAATGTCGGCAGCATCGACCCGAAAACTCTCCCAGCTGGCGCTTCTGTCATCGGAAGGATCAACGTCCGCGGCAGAATGATCGACATCATCACCTACGAGGAACAGTACGAGGCAGACAATGGAACAGCGACTCAGTACATCCCCGCCGGCAAGGTCATCCTCACAGCTCCAGCATCAGGCCGCACTCTTTACGGTGCAGTCACTCAGGTCGAGCAGTATGACGGACAGTTCCACACATACCCAGCAAGACGTGTTCCAAAATACCTGTCCAGTGCCGAAGGAAACACCAGAACACTGACAGTTACAAGCTGCCCGTTGCTGATCCCGAACCAAAAGAACCCATGGATCTCCGCAACCGTGCAGTCTTAATACTGAGGAAGGAGCAAAACGATGATTAAAATTATACAAGGAACATACGGCCACCGCGAAGGTGCCAAGATCGTGGCAAAAACCCCGGCCGATGACCCGTTCGGCACAACTCCGGAACAGGAGGAACGCCTTGTCAAACTGGGCGTGGCTGTCTATGTGGAAACAAAGCAGTCTACTCCTGAACCTCCAAAGGCTCCAGAGCCTCCAAAGACTCCGGAACCACCAAAGGATCCGGGAGTTCCTGCCGATCCCGGAACAGGCTCAGGCAGTGAAAACGTCGATAAACTGCCCGAATACAACGCAGAAATGAAGCTCGACGAGCTGAAGGAGATCGCCAAAGCCTATGGAGTGGACGCATCAAGCGCCTACAAAAAGGTCGATGTCATCGCAAAGATCGAAGCAGCCAAGAAGGCAGCTGAAGATCAGGATGACGAGGATCCGGACGACGAAACTCCTGAAGGAGACGACGACGGTGAGGCACCTCCAACAATCGGCGCAGCTGATCCAGTAATATAATGTCCTCATTCAAGGACATGGTACAAGCAGACCGCAGCATCTTCCTGAACATCGACGAGTTCGGGGAGCTGCACAAGGTCGAAGGCAATGACATCACTGTCGTGATTGACGACAACACACTCAGAGAGCGGCAAGGTGGCGCTGATCACC